GATGACTTTCTTGAGTCTCTTAATGTTATATTACAGGCATGTACATAATGTATGACAATGCTTTTGAATTGTTTTGCCAACAGCGATATCAAAATTACTGTTTGGCATGCGATATCATGGGAATTACTGAAATCGGTACGTACCATGATTGGAGAAACTCTAACATCGAATGGTTAGAGGATTTATATTTACAAAGTGAAGATCGTTTGCTTCACTGATCACTTAATAGGAGATATGTATGAGTGAAGATTTTTTCAGCAATGAAAGCAGCTCTGAGGGCGGTTCTTTAAGATTCTTAAAGTATCTGGTCAAAGAGAAAATGTGGATGGTAGGAGAAGATTCTGTTGATCTGTCCTACGTTCAAGTTGATGTAGAAACTATGAAAACAGGTATCGGTAGATACTCAGGTGGTTATGAGTTTGAGTGGTCACCTGTATTTGGTTCTAAGTTATACAAAGACGGATGGACTGATGCTGTTAGTGTTTGGTTAATGATTCATGGTGAAGATAAACCAGTGCTATTAGAAACAATGGCAGGACATCAGGTGAGAGCATTTAAGAGCATGTACGAGCAGATCAGGAATGATTTTAGGGATAGCCTTCCTAATCTACCTGTCTTCTCTTACAAAGGCTCAGAGACGTTCAAAACCAAAAGCGGTTATGACAGTGCATCACACACATTTAAGCTAGAAGGCTACAAACCAAGAAAAGACGGTTTTGTTGTACCAGAGTGGTTTAAAGAAGAAGCAGCAGTTGATGCTGAGGTAACGAAGACAGAGGAACTTAAATCAGAAGACATTCCATTCTGATGACTAACGAGGACTGGGCATCAATAGCTAGACCTGTTGCCTTAGAAGTATTAGGCGAGCCTACATCCGAATCATCTACTGAGATGAGATGGAATAAAAAGGGCAGCATGTGCTTGAATAAGGACACAGGTCAGTTCTATGATTTTGAAAATCGTGAAGGTGGCGGTACTCATTGGTTTCTAAATAAGTTTGACGTAGACGTGAAAGAAACGTTAGATAGATTTGGTTTTAGTGATGTGGGAGATAATTTAGGTACTACTTATTTTTTCCCTTCTCAAAAGGTGTCTAAACCTTCTGCATCACTATCCTCAGAAGAGTTAAGAAAGCTCTGGACTGAAGCAACAGTCAAGCTCAAGTATGCAGATAACTTTATTGTCCTCAGGTTTCCTGAAGGACATAAACGTAGCTATCAGAAGTATTGTCCATTTAGCAAACAAGAGAATGATCAATGGGTCATGAAAAGACCATCTGGGCAATTGCCTGTATACCTAACACCTAACAGAGATGCGACACTACCTGTCGTATTGGTTGAAGGTGAGAAAGCAGCAGTTGCTGCAGAGCAGATATACGATGGGCAAGTTGCTTGTCATCATGGTGGTGTTAGCGGATGGAGCAAAACAGATTGGTCACCGTTGTTTGGTAGAGATGTATTTATCTTTCCAGATAACGATGATGCAGGATTTGGGTTTGCTAATGACATTGGTACTTATTTGGAAACACATAAGTGTAATGTTTGGAAAGCTAAACCACCGCTTGATCTAAGTGAGAAAGAAGATCTGCATGAAGCATTAGAAAAAGGCATTTTTAGCAGCTCTGATGTGTTTGTTGATTATGTCAAAAATAATCCGTTGCAAAGACCTAAAGGAACTTTCTATTTAGAACGTGCCGATAAGCTCATGTCAGAAGTAGATCATCCTGAATGGTTGATTAAAAACGTGGTTGAGAGATCAAGTCTTCTGGGCATATTTGGTAAACCTAAAGATGGTAAATCTTTTGTTGCTATCGCAATGGCAGCATCTATTGCTAAAGGCTCTAATTATTACGGTTATGAGACCACTAAAGCACCAGTAGTTCTACTAGCAGGTGAGGGTCTCAGAGGTGTTAAGCGAAGACTTGCTGTGTATTCTCAGGAAATGAGCAATCTAAGCGGTTCTCCTTTATATCTATCGAACAGAGGAACGAGAGTTTTGGATGATGATGAGTTTGAAAAGCTAAAGCAAGAACTAGATTTAATTGAAGCAAAAGAAGGCTCAATTGGTTGCATTATCTTCGATACGTTAAACAGAAACTTCGGTAGTGGCTCGGAGAACTCCACAGAAGACATGACGTTGTTTATTAGTAGGTTAGATAGCCTTATTCATAAATACAACGCTGCGGTGATCGTGGTGCATCATACAGGGCATAATAACTTTGGCAGACAAAGAGGTTCATCTGTTCTTGGTGCATCTATGGACTATGAGTTCAAGGTCACGAGAGAAGATAGCGGTGGTGATATGTTTGTGACTGTTGAGCAGACTCTTAATAAAGATGGCATGGGTATGTCTACTATGGACTTCAAGTTTATAGAAGCTGAGATCAATGGTTTTGACGGATTAACATCTGGTTATCTGGAACTTACGGATGAAAAACCAGAAGTTAAGAAATCCATGAATGCAACTCATGCAATGATAGATAAAGCACTTGTTAATCTTGCGACACTTAAGGTCGTAGAAAATGGTGGTAGTCCAGAGGATTACTGGTTCAAACCATTTGACTTGGTTGGCAAGGTTAAGAAGGTTAGAAGCGAAGGTGATATGTCTGACGGTAATATTAGGACTTATTTGAGCAAAATGAGGGAATGTGACGATGTATGTCATGACCCTAAATCTGATAGTTATCAGTCTGTTCAATACAAGAAAAAGGTAGATTTTGATGAAATTAGTTAATAATCTTCCGCATATAACCGCATATACACCGCATAAAACCGCATATAAATTATCAATTTTCCGCATATTTCTGCATATATACCCTAAGGGTATATGCAGTATGCGGTAAATAATGTGCAGGAAACTATATGCAGAGAAAGAAAAGAACATTAGAAAAAAAAGAATTTAGTCCTCACGTTCTGAGACTGATAAAAGAGTACAAACAACAGGAGATTAATCTTCTAAATCTGTGGGGCAGTGAAGCAAGAGTTTTATCGCTTGTATCTAACGAGTTACGCCTTAAATTTAAAAAGGCACGTGATTTGTATGCAGATGCATATAACTCAAAAGACGATGCCAAGATGCTTGAAATGATTAACATGATGAAACGTGCTTTTGACGTTTTGATTAAAGATCTCAGAGATCAGGGATATAGAGAAGTTGAAGCAGACATCAGATGTTTTGATTGGGATGGTGATATCTGGTATGTAACAGATATGGATTATCAATTACCAAGAGCAAGAGCAACAACTGGAGACCCTAATGCAAACTACATTAGCATTCAGGAATTGTTGCGAGCTGTACCAAAAGAGATGATGGATATGAGACTGTTGTTAGCAAAACAATTTGAAGGCAGTAGCTTTCAGTATGTGAAGACAATCAAGGGCAAGAATGGATAGTTTTGACAGAGATCTTTATGCAGGACAAAGCGTAGAGGATATGTTGTTAGAAAAACTAAGAAAGAAGTATCCGCAAGCTGAAAGATTTGAGGGCAAGTGCAAACCATTCGATATTTATATTCCTGAAACAAATATGTATCTGGAAGTTAAGTCAGATCAGAAGAGTCAGCATACAGGCAATATCGTTATCGAAGTTGAGATGTTTGGTAAACCATCTGGACTAAATGCAACTAAGTCTGATTACTGGGTCATCTATACAGGGCAAGAGTGGTTATGGTTAAGACCACAAAGAATCTGGGAATGTGTATCAGTGAATATGCTTAAACCAGTACAGTTTATTGGTAAGGGGGATAGCATTGCTAAAACAGCATACCTAGTTCCCTTAGATTTATTGCAACAATACAAGGAGAAGAAATGACAGGGAAAGGAGACAGACCTAGAAAGATTAAAAATCGAAAAAGGTTTGATGATAACTGGGATAAAATATTTGGTAACAAGAAAGATAAATCTAAGAAGGAGAAGAAATGAAGAAAGATTATGTCAACCATCCACCGCACTACAACAACGGTGGAGCAAGTGGAGTAGAATGCATTCAATACATCAAACAACAGTTAGGTGCTAACTTCCCTTCATATCTAGAAGGCAGTATCATTAAGTACATACACAGGCATAAATATAAAGATGCCAACATACAAGATCTACAGAAGGCTAGATGGTATCTGGATAAGCTGATAGAACATTATGAAAACTTATGAAACAGAAGAAGACTATTAACTTAGATTATAAATGGCTCAAGAAACAAATAGACTCAGGCAAGTCATCACATGATGTGGCTAACAGTTTGGATATCAGTAAGAGTAGTGTGCTTAGATATGCAGATGAGTTTGGTCTTAAGTTCAAAGGCAAATCGCACTGGAGAAAGATATGAGTAGAGTAGGCATGTCATTTAATAGCAATATCAAAGAGGTTACTAAAGGTCTTACTCATTTACAAAAGAAGCAGATTCCTTTTGCTGCATCACAAGCATTGAACGACACAGCTTTTCACCTAACGATGTATTACAAGAAGAAGTCCAATCAAGTATTTGAGGGTGGTGCTACACGATATACACAAGCAGGATTCAGATACGATAAGTCAAAGAAGACAGATCTAACAGCAACTGTTTATGTTAATGAGGATACTAAGGGTACAAGCAATAGAGCTGAGTACATGGAGAAGC